GTTCCTGCACACAGGAGGCACACATGGCGCACATCGCGCACCGGCTCGGTGAGTTCACCGGCCACATCGGACCCGTGGCGTTCGTCAAGGGCCACGCCGAGACCGACGACCCGGACGTGATCGCGTACTGCGCGGACCGCCCGGACGAGTACGACGTGACCGAGGACGGGGCGCCGTTCATCGACCCTGACGAGTTCACCGAGGACAACACCGACCAGGAGTGACCAATGGCGCAGTACGCAGACGCGGCAGCCTTGGCCGCCTACCCTGGCGGGGACGCCATCGCACCCGCTGACGCTGACACGTTCCTGCGCACGGCGTCTCGTGTCGTGGATGCCGCACTCAAGGGTGTGGAGTACGACACCGACGTGGACGGGCTGCCGACCGACACCGACGTGGCACAGGCCATGTCTGACGCCACCTGCGCTATCGCGCTCGAGGCAAACGCGGCCGGCACCCTGACCGCTGGTGGCGCCACGCAGGAGTGGTCCAGTGTGTCCATCGGCAACGTGTCGCTGTCCAAGCCGACCGGTTCGACCGACGCCCTGGTGCTGTTGGGTGTTCCGGTTCCTGCTGCTGCCATCATCGCGTTGCAGTCGATTGGTGCACCGGTTGTGCTGGTCGGTTCCCGGTGAGGATTCCAGAACAGTTCCTGGTGCACACCGTCACGGTGACCCCGTACACGGGCCGCTCGAGCAGCGGCCCTGTCTACGGCACGCCGTTTGACCTGACCTGCATGCGGCAGGGTGGCCGCCGGTGGGTGCGTCAACCAGACGGCACCCAAGGGATGGCCACGCTCACCCTGTACGCGGCACCGTTGCAGGCGGCCACGATCCCGCCGGGCAGCAAGGTCGCATGGTCGGGTGGTAGCGCCACGGTGATGCAGTCCATTGACCACGACTCTGGCGGCCTTGGCGCCCCCGACCACACCGAGGTGGTGTGTCAGTGACGCACACACTGCACCTGAACATTGGCCGCATCGGTGCGCAGATCAAGGCCGGCGCAGAGGATGGCGTCACACTCGCTGTTGAACACCTGCTGACCGAAGCCAATAAGCATGTGCCCCATGACGAGGGCACGTTGGAACGCTCCGGGGACACCGGGGTGGAGACCTCGGGCGGCCTGGTGCGCGGGTCGGTGTCCTATGACACCCCGTACGCGGTGAAGCAGCACGAGGACATGAGCCTGAGTCACGACGGCAAGGGCGAGTCCAAGTGGCTCGAGAACACGATGGCCGCTGAGTCCGGCACGGTCGGCAAGATCATCGCCACCTCGATTAGCAGGGAGGCGCACACGTGACCACCCTGGTTGACGGCATCGGGCAACACCTGGTCGCACAGATACCGACGTGGGACTACACCACGACCGGTGCGCTGGACCCCGACAAAACACCGGTGGTCATCGCTGGTTCACCCGACGAACCGGACACCGTGGTGGTGGTCACCACCTACCCCGGCGGCCCGGAACCCGACACCCGCAACGGGTGGGAGTTTCCCCGCCTGCAGGTGCGTGTCCGCGCAGTCGACCCACTGGCCGCGCTTGAGCTTGACCGTGCCGCGTACGACGTGCTGCAGGCAGCACCCGGCGCCTACCCGGTGACGCTGCCCAACGGGCAGATCGTGCAGGACTGCTACGCCCTGCAATCAGAGGCCCAGCCGTTGGGCCAAGACGCCAACGGGCGGTGGGAGTTCGTCAGGAACTACCAGCTGACCGTCTAACCCCACTTCCCAAGGAAGGCACACCCCATGCAGATCAACGCACGAGACTGGATTTTCGAGGTTTCGCTGGACCCTACTGCCGGCACCCCGGTGTGGGCGCAGGTCGGCGGCCTTGAGTCGTTCGAGCTGGACACCAGCGAGGGCGAGGAATCCGCAGACACCACCACGTTCGAGTCCGCTGGTGTGGCCGAGTCGCAGGCCATGCAGCGCGGCGCCAAGCTGCAGCTGTCCGGCAAGGTCAAGCGCACCGGGTCCAGCCAGGACGCCGGCCAGGCTGCTGCCGAGTCGCTGGCCACCGAGGTGGGCGAGGACTCGCTGGGCGGCATCCGGTTCCGCCACGTCGATGACACCACGTGGACGCAGTGGAACGCGTGGGCGTCGCTGGGCACCAAGGGTGGTGGCAACAACGACAAGACCACGTGGGCGGCCAGCTTCATGCGTTCCGGTGCGGCCACCACGCCGGCCGTGGCCTGACCCACCCTCTCAGGGGAGAGGCGAACCTGAGACACCCTCCCCACATGCTCGCTCTGGCACCACGGGTGCCGGGCTGCCCGTACGACGGGACGGCGAGCACGCAGGGGCGCGTCTTGCGATACCAACGCGCACACACACTTACGGAGACCGAGAAGGGGAACCACCATGGGCAAGTCAGGCAACCCTGCGAAGCGCGCCGAACAGGAGGCCGCAGCGCAGACCGATGAGGCACCGGTGTACGAACCGGTGGAGTCGGCCGACGAGTTCGGCACCGAGGACTTTGACGCTTTCTGGGAAGCCCGGAACCGCAAGCGGCGCCGGACCAACATCATGGGCCAGTCCATCGAGCTCCCAGCTTCGCTGCCGCTGCAGTTCGAGATGGAAGCGCGCCGGGTGGAGCGGTCCCGCAACGAGGACGACATCAAACGACTGGTGGGCATCCTCGCCGGCCCGGATGCCCTTGACGGGTGGATCGAACGCGGCCTTGACGCAGAGCAGTTCGCTGTCCTGCTGGCCTGGTTGCCGCGGGTGATCGTGGGCCAGAAGGTCACCCTCGCCGAGATTGCTGACGCCATCGCGTCTGCTCAGGACGGCGACACCGACACGGACCCTCAGTAACCCCTGCAGAGGCCGCAGAGCAGGAGTTCTGGCAGTTCGTCCAACACCGTTGGGCGCTGATCGTGTCGGACTACCGACGCGAGTACGGCATCAGCTCTGACGAGTTGGCCGGCCTGCCCGTGACCGAGTTCCTGTGGCTGCTGCAGGGGCTGTCACGTAACTCCCGGTTCCAGCGTGCCTGGTCCGAGAAACCCAAGACGTTGCACGACCCGGCAGACCGGGCCGCGCTGATCGCTGCCGCAAGGCGCTGACCTTAGGAGTACCCGGCCATGTCGCTGAGCATCGGTGAGCTGGTCGGATACGTGGCCCTGGACACCAGCGGTGTAGACAAGGGCGTCGCCAAGACCACGGCCACCATGTCTGGTCTTGGCCGGAAGATGGACGCCGCGGGTGTCGCTGCAGCCAATGGCTGGGTCCGCGGCGCGGACGGCAAGCTGCGCAACTCCCAGGGGCGGTTCGTATCCGCCGGCGAACAGGCCGCTGCTGGCCTGAGCACCGGGCTGCAGCGCAAGCAGGGGCTGCTTTCCAGCGCCTGGTCCAAGGCCGTGGGCAGTGTCGCCATTGGTGCTGCGATCAAGGGCAGCGTTGGTCTTGAGGCGTCGTTCAGCAAGTCCATGGCGCAGATCGCTGCCGCTACCGGCGCGCCCAAGGCCGAGGTGTCGAAGCTCAACGCGCTGGCGATGAAGCTCGGCAAGGACACCTCGTTCTCAGCCGGCGAGGCCGCGGACGCGATGCTCGAGCTGGCCAAGTCCGGCATCAGCACCAGCGACATCATGGGCGGCGCCCTGTCCGGCACCCTCACCCTGGCAGCAGCTGGCAGCACCGACTTGGCCACAGCGTCAACCATCGCATCCAACGCGATGAACACGTTTGGCCTAAAGGGCAAGAACATGGCGTCCATCGCCGCTGCGCTCGCTGGTGGCGCCAACGCGTCCTCCGCGTCGGTGGAGTCTCTGGGTGAGGGACTGTCGCAGGTGGGTCCTGGTGCCAAGAACGCCGGCCTGTCGCTGCAGGAAACGGTGGCCGCACTCTCGGCGTTCGACGCCGCAGGGATCAAGGGATCAGACGCCGGTACATCGCTGAAGCAGATGCTGTCCAACCTGATCCCGACAACGGACGCCGCCAAGGCTGCCATGGAGAAGGTCGGTCTGTGGACCGAAAAGGGCGGGAACGCGTTTGTCAAGGCAAACGGTCAGTTCAAGTCCATGGCACAGATCAGCGGCCTGCTGCACGACAAGCTGAGCGGGTTGTCCGAGGCGCAGCGCAGCCAAGCACTGACCGCGATTTTCGGGTCCGACGCGTCCCGCGCTGCCTCGGTGCTGATGAACGAGGGTGCCAAGGGCATCAAGGGATACATCAAGGCCACCAAGGACCAGACCGCTGCCGAGAAGATGGCCAAGGCCAACATGTCCGGCACAGCCGGTGCGCTCGAACGGATGCAAGGTTCCATTGAGACCGCCGGCCTGGCGTTCGGCAAGCTGCTCGCCCCAGCGGTCGTGCTCTTCGCTGGCGCCATCGGCGGAATGGCCAATCATCTGGTGGGCGTGACGGGGTTCCTGTCTGAACACAAGGGTGTTGCTCTCGCCCTAGTCGGCGTGATCGGCGCGCTGACTGCGGTCACCCTCGTGCACAACGCGGCCATGGCTGTTGGTGCCGCCGGCGGCATGACGCAGTGGCTCACACAAACCAAGCTCATCAGCGCGGCCACCAAGATGTGGACCGCCGTGCAGTGGGCGATGAACGCTGCCATGTCCGCGAACCCGATCGGGATTGCGGTGGTTCTGATTGCCGCACTGGTGGCGGCCATCGTGATTGCGTGGAAGAAATCGGACGCCTTCCGGGCTGCCATCACCGGCGCATGGAACGGGATCAAGAAAGCCATCAGTGGCGCCGTGTCCGGGGTGCTCAAGTTCCTGCGGCAGCACTGGCCGCTGATCCTCGGGATTCTCACCGGACCCATCGGCCTGGCGGTGCTGGCCATCGCCAAGAACTGGGACAAGATCAAGGCCGGCGCCAGCTCGGTGGTGGACTGGATCAAGGGGATTCCCGGCAAGATCGGTGCCCTTGGTGGCAGGTTCGGCGCGGCCGGCAAGGCGCTGCTGCAGAGGTTCATTGACGGCATGAAGAACGCCGCCGGGATCATTAAGGGCATCGCCGGCAACGTGTGGAACGCGGTCAAGGGGCTGCTGAACGGGGCTATCGACAAGATCAACGCAGCCCTTGAGTTCAGTATCGACAAGGGTCCGATTCACGTGTCGATCAACCCGCCGGACATCCCGCACCTGGCGACCGGTGGCCGCGCCACCAAGTCGACCATTGCTGAGATTGGCGAGGGTCGGGAACCGGAGAGCGTGTTGCCGGACAGTGTGCTGCGCGGCCTGCTCGAGCGGGTCCATGAGTCCGGCCGCCGGGCCGGTCAGAACGAGCGCGGTGGTGACACGTGGAACGTGTACGGAGCACCGGGCATGGACGAGAACATCCTGGCCGAAGCGGCGTGGTACAAGACCCGAACGAGAGGCTGACCCGTGACGCTTCTGGACACCTCTCTGACCGGCGGCATTCCCGTAGATGTCGGGGGTGCCGCCGGTGGCCTGGTCACAGAGGCCGGCCACCTGCAGTACGGGGAAATGCGTATCCCTGGTTGGCGCGAGCTGGTGAACTGGCGCAGCCTGCCGGACGCTGTGCTCGGTGACTCGCCGCGGCCACAGGACCATGGCGACTACCCCGGTTCGGTGTTCGGCACCTCGTTGGTGGTGACGTACACGTTCCTGCTGCGCGGCACCCCTGAGGCCAAGGTGTTGGCGTTGGCCGCCCTCGAGCAGTACGCCCCCATGGACGACGTGGAACGCCCGCTTGTTGTGGATGACGGGGACGGCCCGTGGTTTCGGATGGCGCGGGTGATGGCTCGCAATGTCCCGCAGGAGAAGCATTTTCGCCACGCCCCGTTGGAGTGTTCGTTCCAGTTCCTGTGTGCCGATCCGCGCCGGTACAAGCTGGCTGACAAGTCGGTGACCGTGGCACTGCCGACCAGTGTTGGCGGCCTGGTGTACCCGCTGGACTATCCGCTGGACTACGGCACATCCACGCCAGGGTCCAACACGGTCACGAACGATGGTTCGGTTGCGACCCCGCCGGTGGTGACCTTCCATGGCCCCCTCGTTGACCCCTCGTTGGCGTCCCCGGACTGGACGATGGCCTTTGACATCACGTTGGCCGATGGCGAGTCGCTGACCGTGGACACCGGCGCCGGCACGGCGCTACTGAACGGCACCGCGGACCGGCTGTACACGATTGCCACTGACTCTGACCCCCTCGAGCTGTGCACCCTGCAGCCCGGTGACACCCCGTT